GCGGTTTTGGGGCTTTGGTAGGTATGGCGCAGGGTTTTGATTTTTTTGCCGGCAGTATCCACCTGTTTGATTTCGGTTACTTCTTTGGTGGTGGGTTTGTGGGTTTTGCCGTCTTTGCGCTTGGTCTTGTATTTTTTGGTGGTGGTAACGGTTTTTTTGACGGGGTCGTAGTTGTCTTCGGTAATGACGACTTCGTGCTTTTTACCTGTCTGTTTGTCGATGTAGTAGGCGCGGACGGCGTTGTAGCTTTCGGTATTGCTGTATCTGAATGCATATTGGTCACCGCTGTTGCGGGTAATCCTGATTGTAGGCAACGGCTGCCCGCCGGCGGTTGTGGCTTCGCCTGATGAAACAAACAGGAGGCGGCCGTGTTTGACTGTTGCGATGGCGTCGTAGCGTTCGGCAAGGCGCGACAAGAAGGCGGCGTCGGATTCGTTGCTCTGGTCGATGTGGTCTATTTTTTCGTCTTGGTAGGCTTTGCCGATGATTGGGGTGTAGCCGTTGGCGGCGGCAATGGATTCGATGATTTCTTTCAGGCTGGTTTTGTGCCAGCTTTTTTCTTTTGCCTCTGAAAATCGGTCGGATGTGTCGGCGGATTGGGCGGTGATGTGCAGGGTATCGGGTGCGCCGCTCCAGCTTACTTCGGTTATTTTGTAGCTGCCTTTATCGACAATGCCTGTTTCGATGTAGCCCAGGGCGATGGTTATCTCGGCAGACTTCGGGGGCAGGGCGAGCTTGCCGTCGTGGTCGGACAGGCTGACGGTCAGCTCGTCCGCCTCGAAGCCGCTTTTGTCGGTCAGGCTGATGGAGATGATGCGGGAGAGAGCGTCGGTATTGAACGGCTTGCCGTTTATGGACAGCTTGGCGACTGGGGTTAGATGGTTGCCGCCGGTGTCGGTAATGGCGTTGAAGATTTTGACGGCTTGGTCTTTGATTTGGGTAAGTGCGGTCATGTCAGATTCCTGCAATGCTGCGGGCGATGGATACGCCAAGCTGAAGGGCTTTGCCTTTTAGTCCCAGCGGGCTGTCGGATACTTTTTTTAATTCTATGCTGAAGCTGATGGAACGGGCTTTGCCATCGTGCATGAGTTGGCTTCTGTCTTCTTTGATGGATGTGATGACGTATGCGCCCATTATTTGACCTGTGCCGAGGATGAGATTGTATGGTTTTCCACGCTCTGCCATGAGGTGGAGCATGGCCAGGGAGGTGTCTCCCCCTGTGATTTCCGGCCTCATTTCGGCTGACAGGGTCAGGGTGTCAGTTTCCGGCCCTAGGTATTGGGTGGGATTAATACCGCCGCCGACGGTGGATTGATTTGGGTGCTTCCAGCCGCTTTGGCGGTTGATGGTTTGAAAGGGGATGGTGCGGATGAGAAAGGGGAAGAATCCTAATGTGGCAAGCATGGTAGTGTCCTTTTTTGGTGTCAGTCATCTGAAAATGCGCTACGGGCACGACGTGCGGCTTGGTCTGCAATCTGCTTAATCTGACGGGCAACTTCGCGGGCGATGTCGGCAGGGCTTTGGCTACCGCCGTTGATGGTAATGTTGACGGTCATACCACCTGCGTTTGTGTGATTGAACCCTGCCGATATGGGAACTGCTCCGACAAGGGAAGGGCGCGGTTCTTCAGCTGCGGCGGGGATAATGCTCTGCAATGCGCCCAAGCCTGCTTTGCGGATTTTTTCCAGAACACGCCATCCTCCGAAGCGGGCTACATCTTGTTGATTGAAGACAACCTCGCCTTTATGCACGATACCGGCCGCTTGGTTGACACCGCCCGCCCCTGTGTAACCACCTGTAGAATATCCTTTGTTGGGAATGTATGCGCCTACGCCATAACCGGCTGCGCTGCCTCCCGGCGCGGTCGGTTTGGTGGAAAAGGCTTTTTTCATCCATTCCCATGCGCTAGTAGCGACGGTTTTGAGGATTTGGAAGTTTTTGATGAGGATACCGATTGGGCCTAGTGCGGCGGAGAGGGCGTAGGATATGGGGTTGTTGCCGCTGAATGTTTTTTTTATCCATCCCCAGCCTGTGATGAGGGCGTTTTTGATGCGGTCCCAGTGTGTGGCCAGTGCAACGATTGCGCCAATCGGTCCGGTCAGTGCGTATAGGATGGGGTTTTGGGCGAATGTTTTTTTAATCCATTCCCAGCCTCTGATGAAGGCGGCAGTCAATGTATCCCAATTGGTGTAAACGAGATAGATGATGCCGATTATGGCAGTCAGCGCAAGGCCTATGGGATTTAATGTCATGAAACGTAGGGCAATGCCTAATACTTTAAGAATACTCATGCCGAATCCGCCAAAGGCAATGCGGGCGGCGGCAAAGGGGACGGCAACTGCGGCAATAACTGCGGCCAGCCCTGCTAAGGCGGTCATTGCTGCGGTTGCATAAAATGCGATTTTTCCAAGTTTGGCGGCGGCCTCTGGATTTTTTGCCGACCATTCGTTGAACTTATCCAATAAGCCTGAAATGACATTCATGCCGTATTCTAAGCCTGAAAACATACTGCGCCCAAAGCCTGATTCGGTATTGAAGAGCTTATTTTTGAACATCTGCCATTTGGACGACATGGCGTTGACACGAATTTCGAACTCTTTGTCGAGGCTGCCTAATGCGTCCGGAGAGGTGGCAAGGCGGATTTGCTCGCGCCAAAGCTCTGTATTAGCGATAAGTTGGGCAAATACGCGGTTATATTCGCCGCCTGCCAAGCCTTTGAGAATGCCTGCTTGTTGCTCTTTCGGCATTTGTTGGACGGCGGCAATGATTTTTTCAAGCGTACCTTGCGCGTCTTCGACCATGCCTTTTTGAACGGATTTTGCGTCTATACCTATGCTTTTCAGGGCTTCCCGTACGGGTTTCATATCAGGTGCGGTACCCAGCCTTGTCATGAGGCTGCCGACCGCTTTGGCAGAGGTGGAAGCATCTACACCTGCGGACATAAGGGCGGAGCCTAGAGCCGCTACATGCTTCTCGTTCATTTTCGCCAAACCCATGCTGCCTGATACTTCGTTCATGTAGCTGATGAGCTGGTCGCCTGCAACCAGTGCGTTGTCATCAAGGTAGTTCATGACGTTGACTAGTTCAGAAGCGGCTTCTTTAGATAATTTGAAGTTTTGGCGAATGCGCCCCAGCTCTTCTGCAAGCGCACCCGGGTCTGCTGCTTCAAAGGCATTTGCAGCTTTGACGGCTTCGGTAACGTAGGCTGCAAGCTCTTGGCGTGGGATATTCATCTTCGCGCCGGCAGTCATCATATTCATGATCTCAACCGTTGCCATGGGCAATTCACCGCTTAGTTTTTGGACTTCGGCGCGGATTTTAGCGATTTCGGCGTGGTTTAGGCTGCCGTCTGTATTTTTGAGGATGCCGACTTGGCGGATCAGTCCCTGCATTGCATCTTCTTCGGACATGGCTGTATTGATGGCATGCCCTGCACCTTGCCTCATGGTGGCAGCCTTGCTACTTGTCCATGATGAGACACCCGATGCAATACCTGCGATGGCGGCGGCCTTGATTCGACTCTGTTGTCGTTTTTCCAGCTTTTCTAAGGCGGTGGACTGCTTTTCGATTTGGGCAGTAGTCTTCTGCATTCGGGCGGCAATCTCTGCCTGCTCTTTTTCAAGGTTTTGTCCGGATACGCCAACTTTTTCCATGTGGTCTTTGTAGCGTTTTAGCTGCGCGGATTGTTTTTCGTATTCGTTATTCAGCCTTTCGCCTTCACGGGTCAGCTTTTTGAGTTCTGCTGCCTGTTTTTTTGTGGCAACGCCCGTTTTGTCGATTTCGGAAGTAAGACGGCTTGTGGCGGCAGAATTACGGATGATTTGCTCATTCAGACGGTTGAAATATTGTTCTGCCTTGCCGATTTTTACCAGTGCGGTTTGGGCGCGCTCGAGATCGCGCATTTCTTTTTTGTTTTTCGCCAATTCGCCCGACAGCCCGCTACTACTTTTTTTAATTCTGTCAAACGTTTTGCTTGCTTTGTCGGCGGCTTTGAGGATAATATTAATTGTCTTGTCTGTCATGGCTCGAGCTTTAAGATGAAACGTAAAATGAAAAATCAAATCTTGGCGGATTCGGTTTTGAATGCAGTCGATTCTGTCATTTGGTGGTATGGCGCATTATTTTGGCTTTTTGTTGCCGTCATTGCCCTTATGGTATGGATGCTTCCTTGATTATTTTGTCGATTGAAAAGGTCGTCTGAATTGATTTCAGACGACCTTTTTTATTGTCCGTCTCCTTGGCGTGCGCGTTGGATTTCGGCGGCTTTGGCTGCCCAGCGGTTAAGGGTAAAAAGATTTAGTCCTGCGAACCAGCCGATACCTCCTTTGAAAGTAATGGTGCAGAGGGCAAGGGCGTCGTCTATTGGGTAAAACGCAGTAACGTCTTCATCTTCTTCAGCCTGCCAGATGTCTGGCGCTGCTTTTATAAGGTCGGCGAACTGGCCGGCTCGGTATCGGAAGCATGGGTATAGCCCAAATCGGCAAAGGCTTCCTGAATCTCTGCTTTCGCCGAAGGTGCGGCTGAAAAAAAATCAATAGCGGCATTGAGGGCTTGTACATCTGCCATACCTAATACGCCATATTGTGCCATGCCGATTTTTGGGGTGCTGATTTTTGAGAGGAGCTTTTGAACAGTTTCGGTGTGTTTGATTTTGATGAGGTCTTGTCCCATGCCTGCCATGTCTTTGGCCAGCGGTTCGCGCAGAGTGTAGGCTTTGCCGTCGGTCAGGGTTACGGTCAGGGTATCGTCGGGGTTGATTTTGATTTTTGGTTCTTGCATTTACTTGTTCCTGTTGTATGTGTTTAGAGGCCTAATGCGGCGCGAATGCCGGCACGAACGTCTTTGCCGCCGATGATGAGTTTGTTCGCCATGAGGTCTGCTTCAAAAACGACTTCTCCATCGACGGTTTCTTTCCAGTAGGTTAGGGCATATTTGAATGTCTGCTCTCCACCTTCGGCCGCTTTGTCTTCGCTGCGTGTGGTTTCGATAATTCGGCCACGCGCTTCGCCGACCAGTGTTTGGTAGGTTTCTTCGTCTTCTTTGTGCAATGCGCCTTGATAGCGTAAGAGGTTGCCATTAATTTTGTGGCTGATGGATTTGAACAGCTCAAGATCGAAACCTTTGCTGGTCAGCTCCAGCTCTAATTTTTCGATGCCATGAATGACGGTAAATTCGCCCATACCGCCGCCCGGGGTATAGTCTTCGGTTTTGAATTTGATGTCTGGGCGTTTGACGGTCATGAGGACGCCGTCTTTGTTGAGTCCGTCGGTAAAGACGTTAAAACTTTTCAAGATGCGTGGCAGCTGCATTGGGGTGTCCTTTATTACTTGTGTTTGGGTACCTATCCCTAACCCCTCTCTGTTGGGAGAGGGGAATTATTGGGAGGCAAGGTAGTTTAGACGGTGGTAGGTTTGAGGTTAGATGCGAATTCGATAACGCGGTCGGTCAGGTTGACGATAAAGCGGTCTGATACATGTTGGTTGAGTTCGATATTCTCTAAAGGCGGGGCTACGGTAAATTCGTAGTCGAAGGCAAAGATACCGCCGGCTACGCGTTCTTTTTCGATTTTTTTGGGGTCGATGAAGACTTGCGCGCCCAATAACCAGCCTTGATAGACTTTTTCGGCGAGCTTGGCATTGATGCTGTTGATGATGTCAATCATAAGGCTCGGGTGCATTGGTTTGTCCATTGCCCAGAGAAAGCTTTCGGCGATGGTCTCTTTAATTACGGAAGAGACACGGACTGTCGGTTCGAATGCCCAGGCAGGATCTGCAGAACATGTGCGGTTGCCCCAAACGCGGAAGCCGTTTTCACGGATGAGGGTGGTAATGTTGAGGTTGTTGATGGTATTGGCGTCGCTGTTGATGTCCAGAAGTCCGAAGCTGCGTGGGTATTTAAGGGCGGATACGCCTTGAATTTCGGTATTTGAAATGGATTTGTGCGGACCGATTTTTTGGTCAAGCATGGCGCGTGCGCCGAGGATACGGGCAACGGTAGCGGCAGTTTCTTGGGTTTTGGAAGCGCCGAAGGTCATGAATTCGTTGTCAATCAGCATGAGGTTTTTTTGCCCAAATCCGTTCTTATATTGGGTCAGGGCGGTAATATTTTCTGCGCCGCCGGCGGATGCATATACGAAGCCTTCAAGAGCGTTGGCGGTTACAACCAGCTCGGCGGTTACGTCAGCGTCGTCAAGTTCCGGCGCACCAATGATTTTTGGTTTGTAACCGGTATGTGCGGGAGCTTTCGCCAGTGCTTTGATACCTGCGATAACGTTTGCTTTCTGCTCCGGTGCTTTGGTTGAGCCGGGAACGCGGACTACAACGATTTGGGCATCTGCCTGATCTGCAATTGCGTCTAGGGATTTTGCCAAGGTTCCTTTGCTGCCTGCTTTATCAATCAGGGCAGAGACGGATGTTGAAAATATGGGTTTGGTAGCGGGAAAGACTGTGTCATCAGCGTCGTCTGCGGTGGCAACGATGCCGATAATGTTGGTGGCGATGTCGGAAATATGGCGCGCGCCGTGTGTGAATTCGTTGGCTGTTACGCCGTGCATGCGTTTTGCGGTCATGTGGCTGTCCGTTTCTTTGGGGATGGTCTGATTGTTGCTTTGCTTTTTATCGGTGGCAAGCGGTGGAGGTTTTGAGTGGGATTTTTAGGCCGTCTGAAGTTTTCAG